AGAAAGCAACACGAATATAAGATACTCCAGCATCAACTGAAATTTGGTCACCAGCTTGAACGTTTGCAGCTGCGTTAGCAGTACCATTAACATTAATAACAAATTGGTTATCAACCAAAGTGTTAAGAGCGTTAGCTCTCATAGAGTCTGTAACGGTCAAGTTAGAAGAAAATGCCGCAGGTGATGGGCAAATAGAAACACGAAGACTGTTACCAAATGCACCAGCATAACGTGCTGCTACTGGTCCAAGTGATGTGTTTGCTGTAGAATAATTGTCTGTATAATCGTCTTCATTTTTAATCAATACGCCAGTGCCGTTAGCAGAAGCGTTTAATGTACCAGTGCCAGAAGCACGGACAACTTTAAGATTATTAGAATATGCAAGAAAGTTTGCGGCTGAGAACCAGTTTTCATAATTTGTACTGTCTGGTTTACCAAATCGTTCAACGAGGCGAACCTCATCCGAAATGGTAACGACTTCACCGACTGGACCCCACGAAAACGGACCTGCAAATGCGCCAACTGATGTGGCTACTGATGGGACTACTGTTGTCAGGTCGATTTCTGACACATTTACCCCAGGTGATAGCTGAAATGCCATGGATTTCTCCTTTTTGTTATTGGGTCAATTGTATTTATATACTTAATGTAGTATTTAGTTTTTTAGAATCTTGAGGATAGATAGCCTTTTTCTGACCAAACATCTGCACCATCATGCACATATTCTTCTTTGCGACCATCATCAATAATTCCCACTGGTACCAAATCTTCTTCCACAAGCATATTTCTTTCCTCTAACATGTATCTACGGATATCAATGTTAGTGGCTTCTTTGAAATAATTTTGTGCAGCCAACCACGCAAATAGTACCAGCCCCATAGCCAAGTCATCATTATTGCCTTCTTCTGCCTCATAACTGTCTCGAACTCTGACAAAGGTATTAAGCTCTGCAATAGTATCAAAGTCATTGACAATCAGTTTGTCACCTTCAATTAAAGTCTTCAAGTTGGCACAACCAATTTTCTTAACTGTCTTGGTTGTTTTAATACCGAAAGAGGTTGAACGTTTAAATCCACCTGAAATTGCCTGCCCTTTGATGTGGTGGTGTTCTAGCTTATATATGTTCTCATACTCCAAATCGTAATGGAGAATGTCCACGACCTGCTGGCCCACGTTATTCGTTTCGATGAGAGCATATGCTTCATTATACTTCTTACATAGCGAATAAATGATAGTTGGAAAGAACAACAGAGGCAACTTGTTATTGCGGTATTTAGCAACCTGTTTATAAGGCACCTCAGTTACATCAATAATATTAATGGTAGAATAGTCTTGTTCAACACCCTCCGAACAGTCAACTGTACCGATGTACATTCGACCTGGTTTTGGTTGTACATATATGTCCAAACCTTCTTCTTGGTGAATAGGGTTAAAGAACGCCATAGAACGGAGTTTAGAACCAGAGATGAGAGTTGCAGATGAACCAATAAACTCGGTGTTATGCGATATAACATCATTAGAGTAATAACTTGAATGATTTTCAATTCCAACAGGATCAAAAACTTCAAAAATACCATTTTCAACTTGAATGTTGGTTATCAATTTACCTGTTAAAGATTGGCCAATTTGTATATCTTTTGTTTTTTGAAATCCTAAATTTGTCAAAAACAAATGTTTACCAGAACATTTTATAAAAGTATTATCTCCAAAAGTTACAGTAAACATATCATCTACTATTTTCTTTTGAACACCTTTAAAATTTTCATAACCAGTAGGAGTCTTTATAAGATACCGGCCTTGATTTTCTTTAAACAATTTTAGATTTACCTTTTAAAATTCTGTATATGTATTGGTCCGAAACATTGTATATTTTTGAATACTCTAAACAAAACGCTCTTTCATAAGACATAATTTTACCATTCTTCATGGTTTTTCCTATGTCTTCATTGAGTATTGCCACATTGTTTAAGAATAGTTTTCTAATAACTTCAGCATCAGAGTCTTTGATTTTAGACCTATTTTTTAACGCCAAATTCTTTTTAATTTTACCTTCTTCAGTAGTATTCAATTTGTAACCAGTTAAGTTTTTATTCCAAGGAATTGTTCCTTTTTTAACTCCACCTATGCCTGGTCTTTTTGTTCCTTTTTGTATATTTGAAATATAATCTTTTGGTAATCCCATTCTTTTAGCTATCATCACACAGGCTCCAAAATCATTGTTTTCATAGTGGATATTATAGTGTTCTATTATGGTTAAACACATCAAATTGGATAACTCATTGTTATTATGATTGCCATCTATATGATGTATCTCATAAGGTCTACCATCAAAATCTTTAGGTATTGGACCATATGTTTCTTCCCAAATTTTACGATAGTTTGTTCTCATAATCTTATTTATAAAACCAAGAAACTCAAAATCAAATTAAATCATATAAATCCTTAATTCTTACACGATATTCTTCTTTTGTTTTTTTATCATATATTTCAATGATAGTATCTCCATCAACACATTCAAACTCTTGTCTGAATTGTTCTTCAGAGGTGTTACGGACAGTTTCTTCTTTCCATGCCGCATCTCGGCCAGGTACTTGTGACCAATGGACTTCAAGTGGTTTGTAAGTTGAACGGCCTTCTTCAGCATCTACCCACATCTTATAGAAGTGGTTCAAACCATAAGGTGTAGAAACGATAATAACTTTTGTCGTTTTACCAGATGAAATCACAGGGTAGGTAGATGTAAAGAACTCATCAGCCATATTCTTAGGAACAAAAGCAAATTCGTCCAAGAAAATTAAGTTGTATGAGCCTCCACGAACACCAGATGCTGATGTTGCAAATGCAGCAATCTTAGATTTGTTTTCTAGTTCAATGTTACCTTTGTTCCAAACAATAATACCTTGTTGCAACCATAGAGGCAAATACTCATACGCATATTGAATGCGGCCTAGAATGTCACGAGCAAGAGAACCTTTGTTGGCCAAAATGGCAATACTGTAGTCATCTTGGAACAAAACTGACCAAAGCATGTAACCGACAGTTGTAGTTGTTTTACCAACCTGTCGAGGCATCTTTGCAATACAAAAACGATTGTTGTGAAATGTTCTGACCATGTCCTCTTGGAACGGCCACATCTCAAATGGAATTAAACCACGGTCAACGTTAACAATCTTAACATAAGTCTTAATGAAGTAGACCGGGTCTTCAGTACATTTTATAATTTCAGCAACTTGTTCCTCAGTATAGGACAGTTCAACGCCTGTCCTCTTGAGGTTTGCATTACCTAGGTAACCACCAGCATCCATAATTATTTTGTGATACTACGAAGCATCCATGATTTCTTCTGATGAGCACCTAATAGGTCTTGCAAGAAGTTGCCAACCGCAGGTTCACCAGCCTCATCTGCCAAAACAATACCTGCACGAAGTTGCATAATGTATCTATCATTATCCATCTTTAAAGTGGTCATCATGGTCAATGCATCAGGCACAGTAGTTGCTTCTTCTACAGCAGATAGTTCTAAGAATCTACTGAAAGAACCTGGTGCATATGCATTTAAATAACGAATGTGTTCGGCAATCGGATCATTCTGAGCAAACACTTCAGTATAAAATGTATCAAGAAAACCATGGAATTGTGGAAAATCATTACCTTCAACATTCCAATGATAGTTGTGTGCTTTCAAATACAGGCCAAAGTTGGTGCCTAGAATAACTTTTAGTTGTTCGATTAATTGTTCCATAGTATCCTTATTTATTGTTCTTTAAAAACTTGACCAGTTCTGTGGTTGAACCAACAAATACTGCCTTATCTACATTCACATCACCACTTCTTTTAGCGGCCTGTGGGTCTAAATCTTTTTTGCGCTTCTGAATCTCCATCAAATCTTTATTCAAGTCTGATAGGTTCTTAATTAAATTGGCCGCAACTTCATATGCCCTTGGATGTTCTGACTCTTTGGCAACATTCAGAATGCCATCAACTGCTAAATTACCCTTTTCAATCAACTCACGGATATTTTGTCTAGCAAAATCAGCATCATCATTTACCACAGTGTTTGTAACTGGTACAATCTCTGTTGCAATTGTTTCGATAGGTTCTAAATCTAAAACCTCCGATAAAGTTTCATTTAGTTTTTTCATATCAATGTGTCAGGCCATTCAGTAATTTCATCAATAAATCCAAATTGGTCATCTGGTGCTGTATTAGCAGGATCAGGTCTAACAATAACCTCAGCTGCATTCAATGGTGTCAAATCTAAACTGATTACTTTGTACCTTGAATTGGTGTAATCACCAAGAACAAAGTCGTTAGCAGTTACCAAACTACTTAGTTCGCCAAGGACTAGAACACCGTTTTCTGTGTTACTGAAATATACAACCTTACCAGTAACGTCTTTATTTTCAACTCTAATTGTTTCGCCTGTGGTGAACACATTGTTACCATTGGCATAGTCAACATACATTCGTTGAGCATCACGGCCTTGTGTATCGATAAAGATATTAGTCTTTGTGTAACCATATGCACTAGCAGTTGTACTGTAGGCACCAATTAAACCACCACCAGATTTAACTGGTGGCCAAATGTAACCTTTGACTGTGAATGTCAAGTCCCAAACAATCAATCTGGTTGTAGAAAAGTCACCTTCATATTCAATGTTAGTAGCTACTGACTCCAATTTGATTGGAAGGTCATACTTCTGATTCATGCCAGGAATAAAATCAACTGTAACATTAAAATCAGGTGTAAAGAATGGCAAAATCTGTTCTATGATTTGTGTACCATCTTCTGTGTTTCGCACATAGATTGATAAAGAAAACTCATAGTCATATGGTACAGGTGCATATTGTGTCTTTAGGCCATTGTTAGCATCAAGAGCAAAATTCTGTAACGTAGATACTTTTTTTCTACTTGAGTCATATGCCATACCAGTCATCTCAAATGAAATGCGTGGCACATGAGTGGCAATAGACCTTGTTAAATCGGGGTCACTTGTAATACGTGTGATGTATTGTTCTTTTGGTCCATATGAAAGAGGTACTTTATATGTCTCATAAGATTGATTAACGTCTTTGTTGTAACGAACAATCTGAATGTCATTAAACAAAGTGCCAAAAGCCACTACGATTTTACGTATGGTTCTGTTGTAAAAGTGTTGGTTTCCTAGCATAGTGGCTTATTTATTATATTCCAAACCGACCTCTAATTGAATTAAAATTTCGAGTAACTTCTTCTGGTGTCAAAACTCTATTGTAAACTTGTAAACAATTTATGTTATTTAAACCATTTGTATAAGATTCGTTTACTATTATAGGTGCGCTTCCAGAATCTTTAGGGTTGGCAACTGTTTGTGATCCAAGATTAACTCCATTACTGTATGATGTTGCGACTGCACCATTCTTAGTAACACCAACATAATACCAAGTATTCAAAACAAATTCAGCTCCAGGTCCACCAATATTGTTTGGCCCAAAATCTGCACTAGTATTACCTGGATTGTAACGCCAATGGATATATCTTTGGCTTGGATATCGCCATACACTAGGACTACGGTCACCGCCGCCGGCATTAAAAGAAAACATTTTTTCAAAACTACCATTAAAACCATTAGGCCAGGTCGCAGAAGAATTCATTCTCATCATAAAGAAAATTGAATGTGTATCAGTATTAAGAATGCTGGTTGTGGCAGTTGTCCAAGATGCTCCAGCAATTGCTCCAGTTGAAGAAATATTTGCAGCAGTTCCTGTAGCATTTAATCCATTACCACTCATATCTATCCAATTGGTGCCTGAGCCAGGATAACTTTTTCTGTTACCTGCATCCAAATATAGGACAAGTCCATTTTCAATAAGATTAGGCCCTGATTGTACACTCATAGAGAACCATTCAACATTTTCCACAAAGTGGTGCCGCCATAATAATAGCCTGCACCATTTGTTGTTTTTGCAATACCTGGTCCTGAGAATGAGACTGTTATAATATCACCGCCTCCTGCTTCACCAAAAGTTATTCGCATAGGGTACATAACGCCAGCAACCAAGTTAGTTGTTCCTGAGGTCTCAATAACACCGTGAGCACCAGCATTATTAACTAATGCGGTCGAGGCGTTCCAAGTATTGATAGCAGAATCTCTGCCTAACCACAACATACTCGCATCATCAGAAGATGTAAAGAATGTATATGAACCTGTCGTTGGTGCTAAGAAATAACCCAACCACATCCAACTGTAATTGTCGGCACTACTTGTAAATGAACTAATACTTGTGGTCTGATTTGTATCTCCATGATACAATGAAGGAACAAAAAATGTGTAAATATCAGCATAGTAACCAACATATCTTCTACCATAAAGACCGCTATCTTCTAGCAATCTAGCTCTGGATATTCCGTGTGCTAATGCCATTATATGCCAACCCTTCCACGTACAGCATTAAAACTTTGTTGTACTTCAGCAGGAGTTAATGCTCGATTGTAAATTTTAAAAAACGAACAATCAAAAAAACCTCTATAGTTATCATCATTTTTCCAACCAGCTATTCTACCAGCACCATTAGTAAATGTTCTATTAGAACCTGCTTGAAATCCAAAAATTTGTGACAAAGGTCTGGAAACACCATTAATATAAATTTTATTTGCAGTATATGGATTAGAACTTTGAGAAGTATTGTTATTCATCTCAAACATATAATGAACCCAATTGCCATTTAATCCTAAAGAAGAAACATCAGCAGAACTTATTCCAAATACATCACTATTACCAGTGTTGTAACCAAGAGAACTACCTGTTAAGTAAATATCATATGATGTAAATCCAAACATCATTCTACTACCAAGAGCGTTTAGTTTACAAAGCATTTCAACTGTACAAGTTGTAGCTGAACTTAAATTGGATGTGTAGAAGTCCAAGTAATCATCTACACCATCAAATTGTAAAGATGAATTTGCTGTATTATAAATTGATGAAACTGTTTGTGCGCCACCAACATTGGCGGCTGCTAATGTAAATGTAGCATTATTAGATGTTAGATTGATCCAAGTATTGCCTGAACCTCTATAACTTTTACGATTAGCGGCATCAAGGTAGATTACTAACCCACTCGTCACCGCTTTTGGATTATATCCAACACCCATATTAAAACTCCTTATGGTTCACCAAAAGGATTATTTTCTGTGAAGTCTATAATTCCATCAGCTTCAGATTCAATTCTTGCATTGTCAACCACATCTTCAAACGCATTGTTCATTGTGGCAGTATCAGAAATTGTGTTGATAATCCATTGAGCACCACTTGTGTTACCAACCACATTGCCAGAAACAAAATTGCCATGTACTCTAATCACATCAACGTGGATGTTTGGAGTCAAATCGTGAACTATGGCCTGTGCTGTTGAGAATGACAAATTAGGACCTTGATAAATGATTTCGTCATTTACAAACTTACCTGTACCTGTACTGAGAGCAATACGTGTTCTTGGATAAGCATCTCTAATTTGTTCATCAACTTCTTTAATACCAGTATCAACAATCTCATTAGAGAATACGAACTGTTTCAGTTTCAAGGCATAAACATAAACGTTGGCACCACGACCACGGCCTAATGTATAGAACATTGCTTGGTCGTTCTCATGTTCCACCATAGTAATCTCAAAGAAGTTTTGCACCAAAGGAATATAAATTAAATCGCCTTCAAAAGGTCTAGGTTGTGGAACTGTAGATTTAAACCTTCTGCGGGAAACTAATAGAGTAATTTCATCTCTGATTTCTAAGCCAAACTTAGAGATAAAGTCGCCTTCACCATCCATACCTGTAATGTTTTCCATATACAATTCAATAGCATACGCTTCGGTATACTGTTTGAGTGTATCTTCGCCATAGATATAATCTACTTGGTCACGACTAGACCTTGGTAAGTAGAATACATCCATGCCATTGATTTTTAAGGCCTCAATTAAGAGGTCTTCAACCAGCAATTGCTCAGAAGTAATCTGAGTTGGAAAATTATTAAAGTATAGATTTGTTGCCATGTTTTAACCAATAAACATCTCGCCAGGAAGTACATTGTATGATTGCATTTCTTCTTCAATCTTATCGATTTCTGTTTGTGCTTCTGCCATGATTCTTGGACCATCAAGTGTGACACCACCTGGCAATTGAATGCCAGCAAACTTACTTAGGTTTGAGCCCCATTGGTATTTGATTTTGGCTGTTGCATATTGCTTCAAGAACCTATCGTTCCAAACATCTGATACGCCAATCTTAGTGGCGGATACATTAGTTAAATTTGAGCCTAATGGACTCATCAATTGAATCTCAGTTGGGTTCTTAATGTGTCTCACTTGTTTCTCAACACCACCAATTGTGATAATGTCGTTCTCAAGGATTTCTTGGTCAAAGATTGTACCAGTTCCTGTAACTGTATTAGAAGTGGCATTACCTGTTAGTGTACCAGTCAATGTGATTGTATCTGGTACCAATGAGCGGTAGCATTCAACAATAACATATTCGCCAACTTCTCTATCTCTTGACCAATCAATGTCAAGGAATAGTTTGTTTTGGTGGCGATTAAATCTAAACTGTGGAGTACCAGAGAACAACATATTCAATGTCTGAATGTGTTGCATCGTAATCTCATATGACACATACGATACCGATGTGAAGTCATATAGGTCGTGCAGACGCAACTGGTAACGCAAGTCGAACATATTGATTGATGAATTAGAATCATCAAATGGTAAAACTTTTGTAACAAAGATGACCGAATCTGGACAATAAATCCAGCGGCGTTCAATATCTTCTGCCGTGATTCTGTGCTTCATAAAAATCTTCTCACAACCATCAAAGTGATAGTCATGGAAGAACTGTAAAGCATCATCAATCCGATCCTCAATTTGGTCATCATCAACGTTAATGTCAATCACAGGCCAACCGAGTCGGCGCAGGCAATAATCTTTGAATAGTTTTCGTGTTGTAGGTTTTGCCATTTTTTATCCTAAAGCGATTGATAGTGCCAATACATCAGCAATTCCTGCACCAGCTGATGTTTGTTTTGTGCCATCTACGAATGTAATACCATTACTTGTAGCACCAGTCAAGTAGATTCCACCACTATAAACGTTGCCTCTAATACCAGCACCACCATACACGATTAAAGAACCTGATGTGTTTGTTGTGGCGGCTTGAACGTTGGCAACATTAACACCTGATGCTGCATTAAAAAAGACACGTAAATCACCAAAATCATTATAAATTTGGCCTCTTATTACTAAGTTATAACCAGTTTCAACATATGTATTGGTTAATAGAGACAGATATGTTCCAGTGAACTGAACACCACCAAATTGATTGCTTCTATGAAAATAGTTATCAGTCCAACCTAATCGATATGAACCACCATTACCTGAACCTGTAAAATTATTTGCAGAGGACATGAACAGGTTACCTGTTATGCCTAAGCCACCATTCAGTACAAGAGAACCAGTTGTATTTGAAGTCGATGCAACTGTGGAGTAAATGTTTACTTTACCATTAATACCTTTTGGTACAATGTTAATGTCTGAGTTAGCATCAACACCTTCAACAGTAATGAAAACACCGTTAGAATTTACACCAGTATTTCCTGGTCTAACTTGAATATAGTTATTAGCAGATACGCCTGTATTATATGGAGGTGCAACTGTAAACGCAAATGTTCCGTTTTGTGGTCCAAATGAAATAACACTTGTGCCATCAGATAAACTGAATCCTAAATTACCTGCTGTTGTTTTATGGAGAGCTCTAGGAGTATCAGAACCATTTATTCTCAACCCTGCTAAGTTTGAATATCCATTAACAAATAATGACCAAGGTTGATTTCCACTCCAACCATTTGTTTGATTGATGTAAACTAATGCATTTGCACCAGAGTTTGTACCACCATCACCAAAAGTATTAGCAGAAATATAAAGTGCTGAACCACCCCTATTGTAGAAGTTGCCACCTATACCAGCACCACCATTTAATATCAACGCACCTGATGAGTTTGAAATAGCCGCATTAGTACAAGCAACATATACACCCCTATCGGTGAAAATTGTTGCACCATTATATGTTGCTGTTAAAAATAGGTTAGCTGTTGTGGAATTAGGTGAACTTAGTTTACCGCCAACCAACAAATCTCCATTGTAATATACTTGA